CCATTTTAAAAATCCCGAGTATGTTTTTTCGGGACATTTCCATAAACGGCAGGCCAAACAAAATATTGTCTATATCGGTAACGCATTCCCTCATAATTATGCGGATGCCTGGGACGACGATCGGGGCATGATGATTCTAGAACATGGAAAAACTCCCGTATATAAAATATGGGATGACGCTCCAAAATTTAAAACCGTGAAACTCAGTCAATTATTAGATGGCACTCAAGATTTAATCAGATCAAAGACTTATCTCCGTGTAACTATCGATCTTCCATTAAGTTTTGAAGAAGCGAGTTTTATCAAAGAAACCTTCATAACTCAGCACAGTGTAAGAGAACTGACTTTGATACCCGAAAAGCGAGAATTAGAAATTAACACAGACATCAATGTCGAACAGTTTGAAAGTGTAGATCAGATCGTTGCTAATCAAATCATAAACATCCAAAGCGACAACTACGATCCTAAAGTATTGCTAGCTATCTATAATAACCTATGATAAAAATCAAGGACCTCACTGTACGTAATTTCATGAGCGTTGGTAATGCCACGCAGGCCGTAAATTTCAATCAAGAACAACTAACCCTAGTACTAGGTGAAAATCTCGATCAGGGCGGGGATGACAGCGGCAGTCGCAATGGCACTGGTAAAACTACTATAGTCAATGCATTAAGCTACGGCTTATTTGGACAGGCTTTAACCAATATCAAAAAAGATAATTTAATTAATAAAATCAACGGTAAGAATATGTTGGTTACCGTTGAATTCGAAAAAGATAATAAACTTTTTAGGATCGAACGCGGTCGTAAACCTAATATATTGAAATTCTATATCGACGATCAAGAAATTGAAAATCAGGACGTCGACGACGAGGGTCAAGGCGATAGTAGGGAAACGCAGAAAGACATTGACGATCTCATGGGTATGAGCCATGATATGTTCAAACATATAATCGCATTGAACACGTATACTGAACCATTTCTTAGCATGAAGTCTGCTGATCAACGAGCTATCATCGAACAATTATTAGGAATTACTGTGCTTTCAGAAAAAGCAGAATTATTAAAAGAAATAATACGACAGACCAAAGACGAAATATATCAAGAAACAGCAAGGATTGATGCTGTAAAAAAATCTAATGACAAGATACAAGAAAGCATTGACAGTCTAACACTTAAACAACGAGCATGGCAATCTAAAAAAGAAGATGATATTTCTAAGATAAAAAAAGCTATCGCAGATCTTTCTAGTGTTGATGTTGACTATGAGATTTCTCAGCACGAATCGGCTAAAACATATGACGAATTGTCGGCCAAAATTAAAAGCCTTAACAAAGAAAAAGCCACCATCGAAACCGCATTAATACAAGCAGATCGAAGCGTTAAAAAATACGAAAAAGAAATAGAAAAGTTACAAGATAACAATTGTCCAGCTTGTGAACAAAAATTACATACCCATAAACATGAAGAAATGATCGGTATAGTTGAAAAAAATCTAAAAGATTCAATATCATATCTAGATAAGCTAGCCGAAGGTTTAAAATCGATCATGGACGAATTAGGCACGATCGGAGATATCAACGGGAGACCTAGCACATTCTACGAAACATTAAACGAAGCATATAATCATAGAAGCAATCTAGAAAGTCTAAATCTCCAATTAAAAAATAAATCAGAGGAACTCGACGCTTATCAAGAACAGATAGACGAACTGAAAAACACAGCACTGCAGCCTATCTCTTGGGATAATGTTAACAATCTTACATCTATAAAAGATCATCAAGAATTTCTATTAAAATTATTGACTAATAAAGACAGCTTTATTAGAAAAAAAATAATTGATCAAAATCTAGCATACCTTAATAATAGGTTAACCTATTACCTAGACAAAGTCGGCTTACCACACCTAGTAACTTTCCAAAATGATCTTAGTGTCGAAATAACCTTGCTCGGTCAAGATCTCGATTTTGATAACCTCAGTCGAGGGGAGAGAAATAGATTAATACTTGGACTTAGTTGGTCTTTTCGAGATGTCTGGGAAAGCCTCTATCAAAATATCAACCTGTTGTTCATCGACGAATTAATAGATTCGGGGATGGATGCCAATGGTGTAGAGAACAGCCTAGGTATCCTAAAAAAGATGGCTAGAGAAAGACAAAAAAATATATATCTAATCAGCCATAGAGACGAGCTAATAGGAAGAGTTAATAATGTTCTAAAAGTAGTGAAAGAAAACGGATTTACTAGTTATAATAATGACATAGAAATATATGAATGACGATTTAGATACCCACGAAAAAATAGTAAGGGCGATGCTGAGATATTCTGAAGCTAATACTAGGTTTGAATTATTCGGTTTCATGACTTCTTCGCGTGTTGCTAGGATGGCCCTCAGCGAGCTTTATAAGTTAGTTAGGCTAAGGAGGCAAGAAATAAAAATAAGACGAGAACAAATCCATGGTCATAAAGAGTTAGGCATAGAACCCACTGAACCAAACGATCGACGAAAAAGAAAAATACAAAGAAATCTCCAAAAACAACAGGCCAAAAATCAAGATACAGATACATAATCTGTGTCTTGGAAATATCAAAATCAATCAGTAGATGCGGTGCCCGAAGGCTGTATAGGCTTCGTTTATCTCATTACCAACCTAATCACAGGGCAAAAGTACATAGGCAAGAAGCTAGCGCAATTTAAACGAACCAAATCTCCGCTTAAAGGCAAACGACTTAAACGTAGATCCACAGTAGAAAGCGATTGGCGCGATTATTGGGGTTCTTCAGATAGGTTAAACGCAGACGTACAGGCACTAGGCCCGGAAAATTTCACAAGAGAAATACTATATTACTGTACCAGCAAAGCTGAGATGGGTTATATAGAAGCCCGTGAGCAGTTTGATAGGCGTGTACTGGAATCAGATGAATACTATAACGGTATTATCAATGTTAGAGTTGGCGGGTCAGACAAGCTGCGCAAGGCATTAGCGGAACATAGGCAAAAATCATAGCAACACTGTTTGGTCGAGATAGCTCGACTCACCTTGAAACAGCCGAGGTCATGCTCGTAGCCGTTAGATCCTGGTGTGTTGCACGGAAGAAGTTAACGTAAGGCTTCAAAAGATTGGGCTCTGTGAAAAAGATACAACCCAAGGGTAAGTAGTTTCGCTTGATAGGGACTGTCTGCCTTCCGCGACTAATCGCGAATCTGGAGTAGGGGGTTTCAGGGTTGCCGCCTCCGATGTAGTGATACAAATCTCCTTTGTCAAGAGTGGCAGTTGTACTCGGATAATGCCCTTTATTCGCCCGGAAACGGGCGAATTGTGACCGAAATATCTGGATAATCTTAAAGTGCTTCGCACTAGATCATTCGAAGACAATACGTTCGAGCGCAAGCGAAGAACAGATGAACGCAGTTCATCTCTAAAGAGAATAAATATCTTATCATGAAAATAACTGATCTTACAGAAGAAACATTGTTTGAAGCTCCAGTAAGCGGCATAGGTCAAAGTCTTAGGAAAATCGGTGCCGGTGCTGCTAACATGGTTGGTGCTAGAGGGCTTAGTTCTCGCATGTCAGGACAAATAGAAGCTGGTGAAAAGGCTAATAGATTATATTTTGATTTTAATCGATATCTAGGTAGGATCGGTAAAACTCCTAACGATGCTGCTGCCGGTGATCTAAAAGATTTTTTAAGATCCAAACGTATCAGTGACCAGTATATAGAGCTACCTGATGAAGATACGTTATCAAAATCCGAGATTGAAAATCTCTTTATGGCTGTAGCACGAGATAGCTACAGATCTAATAGATACTCTGACGGAAATGATTACGATCCTGCAAACCCTGACGATACCCCATTCGGTGGATCTTCGATGGGATCAGCTCGTAGTACCCCGCGGACTAGATTAGCTGGTATAAAAAGATCAATTTCTACCTTAAACGATCGAGAAAAGAAAGAACTATTTGATTATCTAAAACAACAGATCTCTGGTCGCATAGAACCGACTATGTCTATCAAAAAACCTGATAATGTAGTACGGATGCCAATCCGTAAAGCAAATGTAGCTGTTTAAAAAAATGGTAGACCGGTTTTTTTAGTGGTTTCGATGTTTTCTTGTATCACTTCGCTGGCTATCTGCCTATCTTCAAACGATAAGAAATAAGCATCTGACATAGTTATACCGCCTCGCATGTACCAACATAAACGCATTAATTCTGATTTAAGTTGTCTACATTCTGCATCGAGCTCCTCGACTGCTTTTAAAACTTCAGGTAAGGACAGACCAAGGAGCTTTATACGAAAAAATTTGAACTATCCATGGTGATGGGCACTTCGACCTCGTCCGGTGCTCCTGCGACCCGATCTTCTTCGGTGGTTACTATTTTAAACGGAGGGATAGAAAATTTTTCTTTTTGTTTTTCGAGATGATCGATGATTTTTTTATAAAATGACTTATCGACATTATCGATAAATTCTTTGATCATAGTTCTATCAGTGATGTATTCTCCATCTACTGAGATTTTTTCTATGCTTTGGCTGACCATATTAACTGTAAGATCGGTCAATTTTCGAAAACTAGATGAAAACAGGCTAAGCTTTTTAGCATCTTCGATACTGTCATCGTTGACTATGCTTAAGATTTTTTGTTCTTCGAATGTTTTAATAGCATTCTGTGTGAATTCTCTGTAATTCAACGGTCTGATGTATATCTTTAGAGATTGATCAATCTCTACGAGATTATCAAAAGCTACAGACAGCAGTCGATCTAAAATTAATCGAAGGTCTGTTTCGTAGGTTTTTTTCTCGTTTAAGCCAGGTATCATAGTACTGATATCTAACTTTTCTCCATAGGTTGCGATCCTTATAGCTATCAAGATGGCGTCTACATCGATCGCTGGTACATCCCAGGCATTGCGTATGTTCGGCACGCAGTTTTGTATCATATCCACGGTAGCTTGTCCGTTTAACAGCGCATCGGGCGTTCTTATCAACAGTTCATCTCTGGCAGTCATCGAGAATACCGGA